CAACTTACAATATAACCGTCTATATTGGCTCGCAGAAAATCATGGAAAGGGTGAATAATGGTATCGGGCGTTTGGATAAGCACCTTATTTCTGTCAGCAAACTCATCTCGTATCACGGCTTCTAAACGATTGCCCCAATATTGAACCGGTGACATTTCATCACCAGTTGATAGGATGCCTTTTTTCTCAAGATAGAGTTGGTAAGGGGTTTTGTAATTGGATAATCCTAGGATGATTGGCATATCAGAGCCGCCAATTCCTAGTTTCCTTTGTTCTCTTTGTTCATCTGTAATCATGTCATACCTACTTAAAAGTTATTCAAAATGCTATGATAGCCTTACTGTGTCAACGTGTCAACAGTTATTTTATATTGGAAACGTGTGCCCGTATGAATTACCATGTTTCATTCATTTTTCTGGCATTAGCAAAATACTAAAAAACACTTAAGGTTACTCAATGACAACTGATGACGTATATCAATTTTTTGGCTCCGGTTGGAAAGCATCTTGCGCAATAGGCATCACAAAAAGCGGATTTTCAAAATGGATAGCGCGGGGTTATATTCCTTTTGATCAACAAAAAAAGATTGAAAAGCTTACAAAAGGAAAACTTACCGCCCGTAAAGAAGATGCAAAAAAATCTTCTGATAAGGCTGTTGAGTTAGCTTACTTCCCTGACTTTCGTTATTACGATAAAAAACATGGCCTTTCAAAAGTCGAATCTCTGCATTTTAGAAAAGGGAAAGCCCCTAAAATAACCTATAAAATAAAAGGAAATACTCTCGAAAATTTTACTTCTTTTGAAGTAAAAAATCTTATGCAAGCCGTTAATTTGGTGGACTGTGAAGGTCACATATTGTATGAAGGTGATATTGTTCGATTGAAAAGTGGGAAAAAATTTACTTTTGAAAAAATTGAAATGCTGGATAAATTAAAGACTGTTAAATTTAAAATCATAGGGAATATATTTCAATGAACGAAGATCTAGCAAAAGAAGATACTATCGAAAAGGCGAAAAATTTTATTAAGGAACTACAAGGTGCGGTAGATGATGTTGCCAAAAGGCTAGACAGCAGTGAAGAAAATGCTCAAATAAACGCTGTTATCCATGCTTATGCTATCTCAGAATGTCTCAAACAATATGAGGTTCACCTGAAAGATGCTATTAAAAAGCAGGAGTCGGTTCATGAAAAGTAAAATCAAAACCATTTACTTAAGTAAGGTATTTGACGATCCTGAACAGAAAAAAGCGTTTGTCGCTGAAATGAATCTGCGATTTAATGTGATAAAAAACTTAATGGAAACCCTTAAGATTCAAATTGAAAACCCCGATAGAGACAAAGGGGAGGAAGTAAGTAATATCATTTGCGCATTTAATCTTATGATGCACTTAGATAAGTTTGTGGAGGAAATGAAAATTATTATCAGAGAGACTAACGAATGACGCTAGACTGGGATCAAGAGGCCGAATGCGAAGCGGTTATTGTCGTTAGCATCAAGGAGATTTTTGACGAAACCCGCCGTATGCTCGATAAACTTGAGATTGATATTGAGCATGAAAACAAAGAAGTGAAAGAGTACGCGCTTTTTACTGCTGCATATTTCATTAAAGCATTGGTTCACTTAAAAGATGAGATGGAACGATTGGACGCCATGAACTAATAAATTTATCAAAATCTAAGGGGCATACTGATTATGGACAATACACAAGTTAAGCTTAACCCTATCCCTATCCACAATATCATCAAAAGCAATCTGGTTCAGCATTCCAATAAAACATTATGTTCCAGTGTCATTAATGAGCTCTCCCTTCAAATTACCGAAACAATCGAATGCTTTTTAAACAAGCAGTTGAAAGGATTTGATTTATCGAGTTAACTGAACTTAGAATATCCCCGCTATCTGGACAAACAGACAGCGGGGAATTGGCGTAAGCCTTTGGCGAGAAAAACAGTTATTTGGTAACTGCTAATCGCATAGAAACTGCACCATATCTGGTGGTGAGCTATTTTTATTATAGCCAATAAGTCTTTTAAAATTCAAATTTTAAATTACTCATCCGCCGGTTAAGGGGTTTAATTAGCTTAATTGGAGAATATTTTGTGAGTATAGATGATGAAGAAATGGACGATATTTGGAATAATCGTCAGCACCTCTATTTGATTCCTGAAAAAATATTGTTTAATTCTGATTTAACAATAAATGATTTAAGAGTATTTTCCGTTTTCCATTCTTTTATCCATTCTATGGATAGCAGTACTCAACAAGTTTTTAATTTCTTAAAAGAAAAAGTTAATCTTAAAGAAGAAACGGCGAGGGAATGCCTTAAAAATTTAATAGAAAAAGGGTGTTTGGCTGAAAATGAAGGTTATATAACGCTGAGTTATTTATATCTCTGGCAATAAGAAATAAAAGGGGCATCCTGCCCCAAGCCTCTTCCGCAAGTCGAGGTTTAATCCAGAAGTACAGAAGTACTATACCAAGGAGTGATTATACCATGTCCACTAAAGAAAACAACAGAACTAATAAAATCCCAGCAAAAACACATAACCCAAAAGCTCATGCCCCAGCCGTTTATATTCCATGCTGGTTAATTCAAATCGCCTCATCTCAATTATCCCATCAAGCCAAGCTTTTATATGGCCGATTGGCACAATGGAGCAGCGCAAAGGGAACGGTTCATAGGTCAACCAATCAGCTATCACAAGAACTTGGGATGCAACAACGGGTTATTGAAAGAGGGCTAAAGGAATTACGGGAGGTTAAATTAATTGAGACTTATCAAACAGAGTGTGGGGGCATTAACCATTATAGATTTTTAGAGCATGACTGGATGAATGAGCCTATTAATAAAAATTTGGAATATAACTCACCCCACTACCCCCCCGACAAAAATGTCGGCACCCCCCCGACAAATGTGTCGGTACCCACCGACAAAAATGTCGGAGCTAAAATAAAAAAAATAAAAAGAAATAAAAAAACTACTACTACTCTCGCGAGAGAGACCGCAAAGAAAAGTAGTAGTAGTGGTTTTGTTATCAATCAAGAGACCGACAAAAAGCTATTAGAGTTACGTAATAAATACTTGCAAGCGGATGAACTTGATAGAACAGATGAGGAATTTCTAAAGCAATGCAGCCATCATTTGGATAACGGGGATAAGAATAAATATAATCTAACAAGACGGGTAAAAGGGCTAGAAACCATTATTAAATCAGGGTTTTTCGAGAAACCCGCCGGCTATGATGAAAAGAAAATCGTTAAATCTACCTTTACGCCAGAGGAAAATGTTTTAATCCAGACGTACGGACATGCTTTAAAAATGGAAAAGCTAGGAATGAAAATACAGGATTTCATTCCAGACCCACAAGAACTTAAAAAGGCTATGGAATTAATGGGAAAGGCACAGCAAAACAAACCCTCTTTTACAAAAAGAATTGGGCAAGCGATTGGATTTAATTAGATTGTAGGCGTATTTGATTCGATTCTAGGCTGATTTTCGGCTATTCTGGGAGATATTCTTTATAGGGATAGGTGTAGGTATGGGTCGCATAAGGAAATCGCATATTTGCCACATAATGGGCTTTCATAACCCCCTGACGATGGTTTGGTGTTTTAAGTGCAGTAACCAACAGGTGAAGCCAGGAAAGAAATGTCAAAAATGCGGTGCAAGGTGTCTCGTGTCATCCCCGAAAAGCTATAAAAAACGATTGGTTGAAATACGCCTCACAGAAGCAACCGATGAAGTCGGCTATCTCCTGTGAGGCGATAAAGTATTAGTCCGTTTTTTGTTTTTCAGCTTCCTTTTTAATTTTCTCGTAGATTTCTTGGCGATGTATGGCTACATCAGCGGGAGCTTCAAACCCTAACCGGATTTGATTACTGTGTGAGCTACAGATGCTAACGCAAATATTGTCACCTATCATGACCTTTTCGCCTACTTTTCTACCTAAAATTAACATAATACCTTCCTCCTTTGTTGTTGAAAAAACCGCGTAATATACCCTATACTTTCAAATAAGAACTAAGCTTTTTTATAAAGTTGGGGTTGTTAGCACTGTTAAAGCGCTTTATTTTCTTACTATCAATGATGCTGATGACCAGTTCATTATCATTTTTGTAAACATTCATGGCGATAAAACAAGGTCGTCTCCTTTTGTCTAAAAATTTCCATAAAATAGGCATGATGGTTTGTGTGTAATCCATAACCATGCTATTCATTGGATTTATCAAGTTGTTCGTAGCAATATGCCTCATAGTCCATATCTCCTTTGGTTTCTATTACTCGTTCACATTCAGGGCATCTCCCACAATGCCCCGTACACTCTTCCAGCTCCCATCCCTCCATACTGCCTTTATAGATCATCTTTATAGCTCCAATTTTTTTAGGGAATCATAAAAGTTATCTATTGTTTCTCTAATTAACTTATAAGTGCGTATGTCTTGTTCGTTGAGTAATTCTTCATATATTTCCCCAATTTTCCCATACATCTTTTCAATGTAGGGTATAATAGGGGGGATTGTCTTCTCTCCCACTTCAAAAGAGCTATCCCCGCAACAAGTACAGCTTGTTACTACGACGGGGTATGTAAAATATTCACTCTTTCCAGAAGAGTGATTTCCCTCATCATCAGTACGCGCGCTACACATTTTAAAGGTCTGGCTATTGCACCGCTCACAAGAAATTTTGCTCCCTTTTTCAATGATTTCGTTTAATTGTGTTTGGTTTAGGTTCATTCGATTTCCCCTATTAATCCGTTGTTTTTTGAGTCGTAGTACCAGGAGTCGGCTACATATTGGCACTTATCGCAAACTACTTGACGAAGCATATCGTAGGCTTTTTCCTCTATTTCAACGTGCTTTACTTCTAAATGTTGGTCATGAAAGGAAGCGGATGTTTTTTTGCATCCACCATTTTTATTGCATTTTCGGCAAATTATTTTCATAGTGTTTTTTCCTCTATAATTGGTCATACCTACTTAAAGAACGTAGCATAATATAGTTTTGTCAACGTGTCAACAAATTATTTGAATTATTTTTATAAAGGGAGTTTATAGTCTATGAAAGGCGCAACAATTCGGTGTGTGAGATGTAAAGGACGTAAGAAGATATTTAAGGTAAATGGAATTTATAGCTATACAAATACGGGGGGCGTTGAAATACAATGTCCTCTGTGTCTTGGGAATGGCTTTACAAAGTCGCTTGAAGAAGCGATAGAGGAAATCAAGAAAGAAAACGCCAAACACAAATCCGATAAAATAAAGCAAAGGGATTTAAAGGATGGAGAAAAACCAAGGGAACTTACCGAGCAAACTTAAAGTTGGTCGGCCGTCGGATTATACAAAGGAAAAAGGCGATTTGATTTGTCAAAGGGTCGCAACGCATGATTGTGGTCTTCCAAAGCTTTGCGCAATGTATAATGACATGCCTAGCGAAATGGCTATACAAAGATGGCGATATGAAAACCTAGAGTTTCGTTTGAAATACGCGCAGGCCAAGATGTTACAGGCTGATTTGTTGGCTGAACAATGTTTGCAAATTGCCGATGAATCAACACCTGAAAATGTGGCAGTTGATAGGTTGAGAGTAGATTCTAGGAAGTGGCTCGCGTCCAAGTTATTGCCTAAACAATACGGTGATAAATTGTTGCTTGAACAAAAGACGGAAGAAAACGAGCAGTTAAAACTAGAGCTTTTAACCCTTAGATCAAAACTGGATGAAGCGAACAAGAGAGAGTTTTAATGGAAACACTTGAAGAAGTGAGAATAAGGCATACGAAAGAAATGATTAAGGGTTATCAAAATCGTATTAAGGAGCTAGAAGAATATCTTTATTTAAAACAATTTGAAAAACCAATGTCAGAAGAGGATAGAGAAAAATTAAGCTATTCCTACAGAGAGAGTCTTAATGACAGAAATTAATACAATTGACTGGAGAGAGCACGAAAGGAAAGTTATTGATTTATTTATGGCATTACGGCTTATGCTTATGTATTTAGAGGAATCTTGCTTAGGCGATCCGATTAATACGCACTCATTATTTGAAAAAGGGAATGATATTTTTAATGAATACCATCACATCTATAGTGCCTGTATAAAAGAAGGAATCAAACGCGCTGAGAAAGAAGGCACTCAATCGGAATGGCAAAAAATGAATAGAGAGAGATTAAAAAAGATTAGGGATACCACCGATGAAACTTAATCAACTTTATAACAAAATTGCGTCACATGGGCAT